TTGAATATAAAAGTTTTTACAGGATCTTGTTCAAAGATCTTATCAATAGATCTAAAGTTAAAACCATCTCTAGTTTGATAGAATAGAAATCCTGCTCTTGAACCCACATCTTTATCAGGTACAGCCTTTGATGCTAACCAGGTACAAGTGTAGAATGGTTTTCTATCATTACCAATGAAGTTGTAACTTACAGATGTATTATCTAGTTGTTCAAACTTCCCGTTGATAGTGTCTATAATTTCTTTGACATGCTCAGATATTTTACCCTCATATCTCTTCATTACCCTCTGCTGTTCGTTGGCAAAGAATTCCTTAGATGCAAAGTCAATAAAGAATATGTCCTTTTGAGTTCCAGGGTCTGCATCTCTTACTCTATTAACATACAATCCATCTTTGAACTTTATTTTATTTCCAATGTTATCTTCAAATGCGATGTCTGTTCTCTCTCCACCTCTGATTGGTAGAGAGTCTAATACACCTTTAGATGCTTTGATAGCTCCTGCATCACCTTCATAGCCACTATCTACAACAACTGCAGTTGCAGTGATATTGTTAGATAATACACTCTCATAATATCTGAACTCGACGACACCACCCGACAGATCAAGTGCCTTATCTGAGACATTAGATGAGATTTTAAATTTTGAAATATTACCAGGAGATGCTGGTGCGTTCTGTTGAGCTGGCATTATCCTTGTTTATATAAGAATCCCATCAGTTGAGATTTATAATAACTATTTAACACCTGCTGAGTAGATGGACCACCCATACTCAATCCTCTACCACCACCTCCTCCACCACCGGATTGACCAGGAACACCAAAAGGAACGACACCTCCACCATAATTCTGTGACATAGGATCATAAGAAGTACGGGAACTTACAGACGATGCTTGACCAGATGATTGTTGGTTTGGAGATAGTTGAATTTGATGTGAACCATCCGAGATTCCTATTTTTCCAATCTCAAGATAATTCAAGTATGGACGTGGATCTGTAATTGCACCATTTATATACACCTCTAAGTGAAGGTGTTCACCATCTGAATTACCTGTATCTCCAATTTCACCAACAACCTCACCATTATAAGGGTCTCCAGTCTTGAGGGGTGATGGTCTTGCTAAGTGGAGGGAACGGAATTCCATATTACCAGCTTTAATTGTTATACCATATCCACCTACGCTTGTATTTTCATGGGCACCAACTGTTCCCGTTACTTTAAATCTGAATCCAAAACCTGTTTGATGATTGGTTCCAATGTCAACTCCATAATGGGGTCTACCTCTCTTATTAATCGTACCATAAGGGTCATAGACATCAGTCAAACCAACTCTTCCTCTTCCACCCTCGGCTAAAGTGCGTGAGAAGTCATTAAAAGGAACTAAATTTGTCAGTGAAGTTTGACCGGCAGGAATTGTTGTCAATTGTGCATTCATTGGGGTGGTCTGTGTAACAGGAGCAACCTGAGTATTCTGTGTGTTCGGAGCAACGGCTCTTGCAGTAGGGTTACCTGCTGTATTAAATATATGATTCTTAAAGGTGACAGGGTTGACATCTTGTGATGCATCATAACCTGCAGAGGCAGTTCTAAATCCTGTTGAGCCTATCAAATATCCTACTTGTGCCTCAGGGACACCACCAGCAATTAAGGCATTTCTAAGTGCCTGAGGATCTTTTGCTAGATCAATTGCCTTTTGTGCCTTTGCCTTTTGAGCATCTGTCCATGGTTTATCGATACTACCATCTGTCACCGGTGAATATTGACCAGCACCCATGATGACACCAGTGAGAGTTTTATCATTAGCAGTAAATGTGTTTATGGTTGCTTTACCGCCTTGAATTAGACCAAGACGATTCATGACAGATCTAGCAACCACAGCCATTCCTAGTTCACCCTCACCCAGAGACTCAGCAAGAATAAGTCTCTGGAACAAATCTATTTCATTTCCTTTTATTGAAGCGGAGAAAGATAATGCACTTCCTGGTTGTGCTTGACCAACGACAGTTGGTGTTGTCTGATTATTGTTAGTGTTATTGTTAGTGTTATTAGGAGGCGGATCTGGTTTAGCTCTATCTTCTGGGTCGATGGGAGGTAATAATCCCATCTTCTGTTTAATCATATCGTAAAATTGATTTCCCGCCCACTTTCCTATCTCATATCCGATAATACCTCCCATTGGTGCGGTTAGCCAACTAAACACACCACCACCAAGGAAGGCACCAGCACCAGCACCAATCCAAGCACCAAGACCACCACCAATAGCATTTACTAATGCTCTATCCAATGGTTCACCAAGTGCAAGGTCAATAAAAAGACCAAGTAATCCACCGATGACAGGAACCTTTTTAAAGATTCCACCGAGTTTCAGTAATCTACCAGCACCTTTTTTAGCAACTCCCTTTGAACCACCATAAAGATTTTTTGCCCGTCTGAATAATCCTCCTTGTTTAGCAGCCTTTGAAGTAGACTTAGATATAGATTGTCCTTTACGTGCCGAAGCTGTTCCTACACCTGCTGTTGCACTCTTTGCTCCTCCACCTAGTAACCCTGTCACTCTACCAACAGTATTCTTTGCAAAACCTATGAGACCTGTTCCAATTTTGGCAAAGGTCTTCTTCATCATGGGTGCTATTTTTTTAGCTAATTTTACAACCTGATTACCAGCAAACTTCAGTGGTTTGGATAGTAATCTCAATCCACCTCTTATCGGTCCAGCAAATACAGTTGACATGGAGACAATAGCTGCCTGCATGAATTTAAAAGGATTAGATAGATTGGTTGTAAGTTGATTGAATAAACTTTCGATCTTATCAATATTGTCTAAGGCAAACATTGCCAAACTACCTAATGCAATATTGGTAAGAAATTTACCTATACCAAACTCACTACCAACATTTTTAATAGCACCTAGAATACCACCCCCCTTTCTCTTTTTCTTCTTCTCTAGTTGCTCCTCTTTGTCGTCTGCCTTTTTGTCTTTAGCATCTTTCCTAATTTGTCTTAGATTATCCTTAGTTGCTTGTCTCTCTGATTCTGCTTGGGCTCCTAATGCTCCTACAGTCTTATTGATATTGTCAAGCTGCTTACTTAGTGAGTCATAAGATACATTACTATCCGCTGTGGGTTTTGTTGCTTCTTTAGCATCTTTATATACATTCTTAGGTAACTTGACAGTTGAAACCTTTTTAGTCTTTGGTGTAGATTTTGTCTTAGTCTTCTTTGAAGTCTTCTGACCTAAGTCTTTTGTCTTTGATTTTTGTTCGGTGGTTGTTTCTTGTTTTTTATCTTTCTTACCAGTAACAAATTTCTTGGCAGCACCCTTCGCAGCACCACCAGCGATACCCTTAGCTATTCCTCCCAGAAACATAGGTAATGGCATGTCTTATCCTACTATATTATAGATTGATTTGACGACGATAAGATCAAAGTTACCAGCATCTTCAGCATTAAATGTTGGAATTCTACCTTGGGCAGCAGAGGCAGCACTATTAAGTTGACCATTACCCTGTGGAATTGGAAGCACTTGTGTTCCACCTCCTCCACCTTGAGGTTGTGGTGTTTGAACATTGATATCTACTCTTTGTCTAGTAACTCTTGCAGCTGGGGCTCCTGCGCCTGGTTGTAAGTTTAAACCTCTTGCAAGTGATGCCTCAAGAGGTGCTGTAAGAGTGTTAATCTGATCATCACTTAATCCACTACCCTTCAATACCATATCTTGAAGTGGTTTATCCATGTTACCCAGTTCTATCAAACTCATACCTCTGTTTGTTGCAGCTAATCCACCTCTATGTGTTTCACTGAATGAACCATAATTTTTAGCAAAATCAGCTTCTACTGGATTGATAGCATCAGTTCCAGGCATGGGAGGTATAACTCCTCTTCCTACTCCTCCTTTTCCTAGTTGAGCATCCATATGAATCTCAATAACTTCATATCCCTGATCCTCAAGAACCTTAAGTCTATTCATTTGTTCAACAAATCCCGCATCATTATTTGGGATCTCATCATGCATGTCCAATAATCTAACAGGAATATCTGGTCCGTATTTTGCTTTTAAGTTTTCTACAGTTTTTCGAGCAAGATCTCTCACTAACTCCATCTCACCGGGTGCACCCTGGCCAGCGGCATGACCAGGTACAATAACATATCCCTTGGATCCTGCACCACTACCTGCTCCAAAGTCTCTTATTGGTGCGGATCCCTGTCTACCGAGACCTGGTACCACACCACCATTAAACATTCCAGGGACCTTTCCATACTTGGGTTTATTAGTACTACCTGCTGCATCGTTCATACCCAAGAGAGTGTCAGCACCAAACATATCAACTGCCTTCTTACTCATCATGACCTCACCGGGTTGAGCAGCAATGAGTTGAGTGTCTTTACCCATACCCTTGATCTTCATACCACTCAGATTATCAATGGCACCACCCTCAATAAATGACATACCGTCAGGCATGACCTCACCACCCTCAGCCTGTTGCTGAATATTTAAAAGGTTAGCTAAAGCATTTGGAGGTATGGTAGGTAAGTTGGGTAATTGAAGTAAAGGAATATCGGGGAACTTGGGAGTAGGAACTCCAGGAATTATACTTGCAATCTGTTTGAGTGCAAATTCAAGTTCATTCAATGCATTGTTTATACCACTAATCACAGCATTGAAAGGTGAAAATATAAATTGTGACACACTTTGTATGATACCATCTGCAAAGGCAATAAAATCATTCAAGAAGTTTGTTAATCCACTAAGAAACTTCGCAGGATTCTGGAATATATCAATTAGACCTGTGATTGCAGTACCCAACAAAATGTTCTTAAAGAACCCAAGAATCATATCAAAAATCGACGAGGTGGGATTTAATTTCTTCTCCAATCCCTCCTCGATCTTCTTATCAATATCTGGTTCTTCAAGCTCTGCTTCTTTCTTTTTAAACCCTTCAGTCTCTTCTTTCTTCGCAGCATCACGAGCAGCCTGTTGTTCGATCTCAAGTTTTTTCTGATTGGTATTCAGGATACCCTCAAGAGACTTAGCAATATTATCAAGTGATTCGGATAGAGGAAGGAGTTTCTGTTGAGTATCCTCTTCAATCTCTACCTTTATCTCTTCAATACGAGCATCAAGATCCTCTCTCTGTATCGAATCACCATTCTCCATGTCATTGGGAAATAATGATTCTGTTTTAATCTTCTGTAGTGATGGTTCTTCTTTCTTTGTTGTATTTTTACCTAAAAATTTGGACGGGTTTATTTTCTTCTTTTTCTTTGTCTCGAATTTACCTTCCTTTCCCTTTACGTTCCTAAGAGCTGCCTTTAGTGATTCATTATCTCCATCTTTTTCTTCAATTTCTCTTTGACTAAGATACGCTTTGATACGAGAGGAAACCTCTTCGTAATCTAGGTCACCCTTGTCCTCCATACCAAGGATCTCAAGGACCCTTTCATCTATCTCTTCCTCATTCTTATCTTCCTCTTCCTTTTTCTTGAGTTCTTTAGTGAACTTCTTGACATTATCAGCAATCTTCTTTTTCTGTTCCTTCTTTTTCTTCTCCTCTTCCTTTAATTGTTTGGCTATCTCAGCAGCCTTCTTTTCAGCTTCCTTTTTCTTTTTATCGTTTTCTTCCTGTTCCTTTTCTTGTTCGCTTATAGCTAGCTCTACTTTATCAATAAACTTTTTATCGACACCAAGTCCCTTCATATCCTCAAGGTCTTTCTTGAGTTCGGCAATACTTTTTTTGGTGGGTTTCTTAGCCATTCCGTGCCTTCATCTTTTGCTCTTCATCCTCTAAATGTTCCTGAAGTAAAGCAACATAGACATCTCGTTCCCAAGGCATCATGTTTTCAATCTCTGTCAAAGAATATTTATGGTACTGCATGAGGGCAAAATTTAATCTGAAGTAATTCTCCAGATCCATATGCACCAGGCCTATCCGAAAAAACTTGACAGTCCTTCCAACACAACTTCACTCTTCACATCTGTGACTGGATTATATACCTCAATCTTATGTGAAAGTTTTGGCATTGTCTCAAAGAATTTTTCAATTTGTTTGAACTGTATTGAACTCATCTGCTCCAAGAAATCAATAACTTCTTTCTTGGATACATCATCAGTGGACCATACCTCTTCCTGATTGTAGATTTTATCTACACAAGTGGCAATCAATTCAAATGATTTATCTACAGTGGTATCTTCAAAATCAAAGTTGTTCTTGATAAACTGATCGAGTGAAGGATATTTCATCTCCATCATTAGATTATCATCAAGTTGGATCTGTTTATTGTGATCCTCATTCTCAATGACCTTGATATCCTCCAGATCAATCTTCACAGGGATGGATGTCTGACCATCGTCAGGTGCAATGATATTAACCTCAACCTCTTCCCCAACAGACTTTCCTCTAATATTGAGGAACAGATATTCAATATCAAAGGTAGGAAGATTTTCTACTTTGATACCTCTTGTTGAGATACAAGCTTTGATGACCGATTTGATGGCGTTGGTGATCTGTTTAGTATCCTCACTCTCCAATGCAAGGACCAACAACTTCTCTTCTTTAACTAAGAAGGGTCTGAATTTAATCTTCTGTTTAGTGGAAGGCAACTCAAGTTCATAGGTTGGAGTAGCAATCTTTGGTAAAGGCATAATATCTGATAAAGATTTCAGTAACAATATTTAGTTGCGTTTTCGACGCTTTGGTGTAGGAATACCCAGGTCATGTTCAGTCAGAACTTTAAACTGAATACCATTGTCCTTCGCATATTCATTAGCAGCATTCCATTTAGCTTGGTTAACTGCGTATGTGGTAACTTCTTTGATGAAGGACTTAGTTACCTTTCCAGACTTCTTAGGTTCCAGACATTGTTTAGCAGGTTTGATCTCGATAATATATCGACATACCCTACCGTCCTGATGACGTATTTGAACTATCCCATCAGGATAATACCTATGCACTCTATTGTCAACCGGACTTACATATGGAATAGAGAACTCCTCAGATGCATACTTGAGGACTGCATCGTTCCTGTCACACCACTTAAGAAAGTGAAGTTCCCAACTACTCCGGTAGACAATGTTCCTTGCATCCCCCATATATTTCTCGGGATTTTGAGGATGAAATCTACCCTGATGATACTTAGATCCTCTGGGCATCAGTTATACATAGTATGATAGTAGTAAGTATTTAGATGGCAAGTATAGGAGGGGAACCAGAACCCAAACCCATCAAGACATCACTGATCAAAAGTCGTATCCTTAATGTTGCGACCCCTAATAATTACTTGGTTAAATTTACTCCACCATTAGCTGTGAAGACGTTTATGGAGAAGAGGGGTCTTAACCCTGACTTGATGAGAGAGGAAATTGAACTCAGATGTATCCTTACAACAACTCCTGGAACATCGTTTCTTACTCACTCAGTAAGTGCTGACTATCATGGTGTGGTGGAAGAGATACCTTATAGAAGAGCATATGAAAATGAAATTGGTATGACCTTTATTGTAGATAATAATTATGATACCGTTTCATTCTTTGAAGCATGGGTTGATTATATGAGTGGTGTTGGTCCTGTTAAACCTAGAGATGCATATAAGAAATTTTCTTACGTTAATTACAGGATGAATTATTATGGTGGTTTAAATGGATATAAGTGTGATAAATTATTCATCACCAAATTTGAAAGAGACAATACAGGATTTGAACCAATTAAAGAGTCAAGAGATAATAAAAAATCAATGACATACACATTGATCAATGCATATCCTAAACAAATAAATAGTATGGACCTAGCATATGGTCCAGCTGATGAGTTCTTAAGACTCGCAGTAACCTTTGGTTACTCTCGTTATGTAAGAGAAAGAACCGCACTGAAGGATTTAGAAGAATGAAATCGTTTTATCAATTCCAAGAAGACGCATCTTCTCAAGCACAGTCTGCTGTCAGTGCTTCTGGATCTTTTAAGGGTGGTAGTGATTATAGACCAGGTGGAACCGATCAGTCATTTAAAAAGAGACCTAGCACTGGTTTAGGTAGAGTTGCTGGTGCTGTGACAGGTGCTGTGGGTCGTGCTATTAAAGATAGAATGGGAAGACCAAGACCCGAGAAACCACAGAAGCCAGAAGGTTCAGGTCCCACCCCTACAGATGGACCAGGAAAAAGACCTGACAGAGCAGCAAATACATATCGTCAGAAGGCAGCAGCTAAACAACAGAGACAACTACCTCCAGGTAGGGAACAAAAGGCTTTACCACCAGCTAGAGAGAAATCAATGGTTGCTAAGAGAACTGCAGCAGCCAAACAACCACCTCAACACAAACAGATCTCTGCACGTCCAGCATCGACTGCCATGGCAGGTAGTAGACAGAAAGCCATTGGACCAGCAAAAAATAATCTCTCTAGAGACAATCAGGGAGTTCAGAAGGTCAACGTAAAGGTAGAACCACAGAAGGCATTACCACCAGGTGAAGGGAAGCCAACGATGTCAGGTGGTGCCAGACCTAGGATTGCACCTAAACCACAGAAAGCATTACCTCCAACCCGTGGATGAAGAACAACAGCAGTATCTAACCAGCACCATCAATCGTTTTGAAGACGATGAGGAAGTCAATCGTATCAAAGCATTGAGAGATGAAGATGATATGATGCTTGAACTTATTGATAAGATGCAGACTGATGTTGAGGTAATCCCTACTGTCGGTCAATACTTTACTTTTATCTACAAGGCTAAGACACCTAGGGTTGAGTATGATAGGTTCCCTCTAGTCGCAGTGACCAGTATATATCGATGGGGTTTCAGTGGTATCAACTTCCACTGGGGTAGAAGTAGGAACTATACCTGGCCTGAAGTTCAGAGTAGTCTCTACAGAGTTTATCCTATGGAACTCAAAACATTGAGAGCCATTCCATATCAAAATTTCACGATAAATAACTAAAAACAATAATGTCAAACGTTGCAACCGTATCAATTTGGAATGGAATGCCGGTTAAAAGCTTCACCGACATGAAGACTGGTGAGATGAAGTTGTTTGTTGATGCACTCCTTATTGATGCAGGTGACGTACTTGCAACATCCACTCCCAGTAATGGTTCTGCAACATGGACTATCAATAACCTGTCTAGATTTTTACAGGTATATAATAGTTTTCAAAAGAAGAACAATAAACCAGAATTATCAGAAAAAGATTTCAAGAAGGTATGGAATACAACGGGCACTAAAGCATTCAATAATATAAGAGGAACACAACTCAACAATTCAAATAATTACTTCAATAAAGGTATTGCTCCTAATGAACAGGAGCAATTGCAAAAACAACACTTTAAAAATAAAATTCCCGCTGTAATAGATCCTGTTACTAAAATCAAAGTAAATCTTGATGGTTCGGTTCCATCCCAACAAAATACTGGTCAACAATTACCTGGTGGTGGAAATGGTGGTGGTGACGGAGATGATGATGGTAATAGCCTTCCGACACTAGGGGATGGTGAAACTAATAATTTAATTGGAGAAACTGAAGAACTGGACAGGACAAGAAGAGAGCTTGAAGCTAATGAGGCAGGTATTAGGCGAGGGGGTGGTAAAAATGTGACTTATAGGTATCCACTTGATGAACCTGGTGGTCCATTTGAATATGATTACATTAGTATCACAGCTCATGATTATGTAGCTTCAGGTCTTAATGTTGGTGGCACTTCAAAAGGTAAAGAGGGAGATTACTACTCGGCTGATAAAAATTTAGGTCAAGCATATGAACAGGTGATATTTCCAATGCAACCTCAGCTCAGTGAAACAAACGCAGTTAATTGGTCAGACGATCAACTCAATCCCATTCAAGCTGCGTTAGGTCAGGCTGCATTTGGTATAATCAATAAAGCTAAATTTACCGACCCCGAGACAACGATAAAAAATATAAAAAGTCAGTTTGGAGATTTGGTGGATAAAGCATCTAATTTCTTGAAAGATGATAATACAAGACAGGCGGTTGCTGCATATTTTGCTGGTCAAGCTGTTGGCGCGAACGTTCAAGGAAGATTGACAGGTACGGTAGTTAATCCGAACCTTGAATTACTTTTTAATGGTCCTAACTTAAGGACATTTAATTTTAACTTTAGACTCACTCCTAGAACACCACAAGAATCAGAAGTAATCAGAAAAATTATCTTTGCATTCAAGAGAAATATGGCTGCACAGAGATCAAAAACTGGTCTATATCTCAGATCACCAAGAATCTTTCAGTTAAAATACATTTACAAAAATGGGGGTCAACACCCATATCTAAATAAGTTCAAGCCTTGTGCTATGTCCAACTTTACGGTAAATTATACACCTGATGGATCATACGCAACATTTGAAGAGACAGGCTCATTGACTGCATATGATCTGAATATGTCTTTTAGTGAGATCATGCCTATCTATTCCAATGATAATGAGTACACCGAAAATCCACAGGACATGGGATTCTAATGGCAGAAAAATACTTCAGAAATATACCTGACTTTGATTATGTCAACAGGACCAAGAATGGTCAGAATATTTCTGATTATACACAGGTCAAGAACATCTTCAAGAGGGGAAAACTTAGAGAAGATATCTTTGGGGATCTTACATTCTTCACTAAGTATCAAATCAAGGGTGACATGAGACCTGATGAGGTGGCGTATGAGGTGTACGAAGATGAGAATCTTGATTGGGTGGTGATGTTATCCAATAACATTGTCAACCTGGCTACAGAGTGGCCATGGACTCAGGAAGCATTCGACAACTATCTGAATAATAAGTATGGGTCAACTGAAAAAATTTACGAGACAAGACACCATGAAACAAACTTGATTCAGGATAGTGATAAGAGGACCATTGTTCCTGCGGGTCTTATTGTCCCTAGTGATTATAGTTTGACATTCTTCGATGAAGGGTTGAATCAGATGATAACAAGATCATCTGTTTTCCCTGTCTCAAACTACACGTATGAACTTAGAATTCAAGACGCAAAGAGAAATATCTTTTTATTGAAACCAATCTATGTTGGTCTGGTTATCGAAGATCAACAGGAGTTCATGCCGTATACACCTGGATCGAGTCAGTATGTCTCTGATAGATTGGTAAGAGGAGAGAACATAAGACTTTATAATTAAGCCTTATAGACAAAAAAATACCCCGGAAAATTTTTCCGAGGTATTTGAAATTAAAGAGCGACTTTTATATCAGGACTCAGCAAGCTTACTGAAGTAACTCATCGGGTCGTCTTCATCATCTCCTTTACTGACAGTAATATCAGGAGCGTTGAAGTCATCACTTGCTTTTGAAGACTGATACGAGTCTTCGAGCTTCTTAGTGATCTCTTCTTCACTGATGGTCTTACGTTCTGTTGCTGCGTAGTTATCATACTCAGTCTCTTCCTCTACGGTTGATCTACGGGTGGAATTTTTTCCAAGAACATAATCAAGACGCTTCTTCAGTTCATCATAGGATTTGAACTGATCGGGTGCTGTGAATGCAGTAAGTGAATACTGCTTCTTCCAGATAGCTTCCATAGCATCGTCGTCATCCAAAAGTGGAGACACACTATCAAACTCTGAACTGTCATAGTTCCAGTAACCCTGGACCTTCTTCAGTTTCAGTTTAAAGTTTGCACCCTGCCAGAAGTCAAAGGGATTGATCGGAGTCTCATCCTCAAACTCAGGTTGCATTGCTTCCATGATCTTGTCAAAGATCTTCTTACCGAACTTGTACAAGAAGACCTTACCCTCGTTCTGAGGATTGGCTTTGTCTTGTACAACGTAGATGTTTGCGTAGAAGGAAAGTTTACGCTTCTGTTTACGACATGTCTCCTTGTCTGCTTCACTACCACTGTTCCACAGTTCACGGTTCAGTTCACCGATAGGATCCTTACCACCAATAGTGGTCAGGGAGTTCTCGATGTACCAACCACCAGGACCCTGGAAGGCGTGGGAGAACAGTTTTACCCAAGGGAGATCTTCACCCTCAGGAGCAGGAAGGAAACGAATAACGGCATAACCGTTACCTGACTTATCCATTTCTGGTTTCCAGAGACGGTCATCTTGACCACCTCCACCACCGTTTTGCTTCTCAACTTCCTTGACAAGTTTCTGAGTCAAGGATCCCAGAGAAGATTGTTTTTTCAGGTCTGCAAAACCCATTTCGTGTACCTCGTATTAAACGTATTTGGCTTGTTGGTTAAGTTTTGGTGGGGGACCTAACCACCCCCGTACTATAGACTATTTAGCCTGCCTCGTCAAGAGACTTCCTCATGTTGTCTACGATATTGGTCATGTTCTTAAAGACATATGTCAAGTCAACGTCAGGGGGAAACCCAAGTTGCTGAGCTGACTCGATAATATTTTCTTTCATAGTCTTAGCTGCAGGATCATCAGACAAACTCATTCGAGTGTAGAGAACCTGTTGTTTTTTCAACAGCTCCTCCAACAGCTCAACATGCTCTAACTTATCCTCGTTTGTCATCGTAGAAAACGAGAATACTTTTTCATAGATCACCTCTTGCAATTCGGCAATCTGTTTCATTTCTTCCTGAACTATTTCTGAATCAAAGAAACTCATTCGACTACTTCTGTCTCCGCTACTGGTTCTTCAACAGCATTTTCTTTTTCGATCTGTTCAAGGACATCAATAGCACCAAGAACTTTCAGATACATTTCTCTAGCTGATTCAATTTGTGTTTCCAAATCAGTCCTCTGTTTTCTCAAATTTTCAAGTACGGTAGCATTATCAAGTGCCATGAATAATAACCTCCTTAAGGATCGATTTAAACTTGAATACATCAATATGTATAAAGGAATTATACTTGTCAATTCTCATAGATAAGAACTTCCAAACAGGGTCATCCAATATACTATCGAAGTCTTTTTTGAACCCAATGATCTTGTTTA